CCGTTAGTTCTTCCCTTGCCCTATTCTTTACGTCTTCAAAATAGGTAGCAACGTTCGGGCGATTTAATCTATGCTCCGCGCCTGTCCAATGCACCAATTCATGAAACATTGTGCCATAATATAATTCGGGGGTTTCAAAATCAGATTGGAATGGTGCGTATATACTATCACTCTTTATATTTAACCATGCACCATTCGCGCCATGCGATATATTCGCGCCACTATTATCTAAAATCTTTTGCGCCGCCTCTATTGGTACAAAATCATTGTCGGCTTGTTTCGGCTGATATTCGTATCCATCGACTTGACTATGGTGAAACGTGTTAAAATAACTAAATTTTGTATAGAATTGCTCGTCGCCATTTTTATCTAATTCACGTTTTTTTGCGCTTCCAACATGGACAAGAGTTGTTGACTTCTCCCCTTGCTTAACTTGTGCGCCTACATTTTGCCAGCTTTTATAGGTAGCACAAGGTCCACCACCATAAAATAACATCATATACAATTGATTACTGTTTAAGTATGGCTTTCCAGTGTTTAGGCTATACGCCATGCCGCTATTGCTAGCGATATATCCGGCATGCCAACGTTCGCCATTGTCCAATGCAGTTTGCATACCTTCGCGGATTAATGCAGTAAGCCTAGCCTTTGCGGTATCGTCAAATTGCTGGCGCTTTGCCATTGTGTTAGCCTTTCGCTTTTGAGCTATTGATATCGTCAAAATTATCTTCCAAAGCATTTACCCAATAATCCGCATGGGTAGTGTGGCGCGCGCTGATTTCCAACAAATCAATGCAAAAGGTAAACTTTTCACTTGTTGCGGCATAGTCTCTTGCATTCTCGATTGTGCTTAACATTTCAACTTTTTTTAACATTAGCATTTTGTTAACCTATCCATTTTTTTGTTCCAGTATAATAAATATGCTTACGATTAGGAATATTTCAAGGGATAAAGTGAAATCAGGCGCAGCGCCTATATGATAATGATAATCATTCGCAACTAGATAAATTTAATATTGTTTGAACACATAATAGAAGCCAACGCCCCCATCCATAACATTTAACCAATTGGTTATGTGTGACATATCTACCACACTGTGACATATTTACAACACTGTGCCATTATGATACACACATGCCTCCCCCCATATACAATATGGCCAGTAGTATAGCATGAGAATAACACAACTATAATATTGCATCGGATAGGCCGCACTTATTACCAGAACATAAGTAAACATATGCTACCCTATAAAAATAAGCGGGCGGCGGATGTTAGAAGTGTTGGGGGATAGGGACATATAAAGATATATTTATGTATGCGGAGGGAGGGCAAGGTCCAGTGGGGGGCCGGTACTCTATTATATGACATAGTGCGCAAATTTTTCTAATTTTGAACCATATTACAATACGTATATAAAACGTATTCATATGAAATCAGGGGTTGCGCATCTGCTCTAGATCATATGCTCTCCTATATATGAACATAAGTTTCCATATAATCTTGTCTAGTCCCTATGCTTAACATATTGGTAATATTGTATTATAAACTCTATCTTACTCCACTACAAACATGTTTGTAATGTTGTATTATAAACTCTATCTTACTCTATTCATAGTCTAGAGCATATGTATCCTTATATCTACTATATACTATATAGTAAGGTGGGCGGGGGCGGGAATAGAGGGTACTATACCCTATTATACACCGTATTTCAGGTTTGTCAAGTAAAAAATTTATTTTATTGCTAAGTCTTTGATTTAATTGAATAGTAAATTTGACATAATATCCTAAAAACAAGTAAAATAAAAAGTTGCTTACATGCATGGTATAACCCTTTGATTCTAAAGGTAAATTTTAGAGCATGTAAGAGAATTTTTATTTTCTCCTAAAAAGAGATTAATGCTAAATAAAAACATTAATGAAATCAAAGGCTTAAAAGATAATTTATTTTTTACTTGACAAAACTGAAATACGGTGTATAATAGTAGGTAGGGACAGTAAAATTATAGTTCATATCCCCTCACGTAAAATGCTTAAACGAGGATTGACTTTTTATTGTTCAAGATGGCGGGAGAAAAAGCGCGGTTCGTAAGCCGCTTCCATGGTTTTCCTCCATCAAATTAAACTGGAGATAATTTATTGTCTAGAAATTATGTTAAAGAGTACGCCAATTATCAGGGGAAGCGTGATCAGATAGGAAGGCGTAGCAACCGGAATAAATCCAGACGTGAAGCAGTAGCTTCGGGAATTATTTCTAAAAAAGATAGCAGGGATATTCATCACAAAGATGGCAACCCTGCTAATAAAGGCACCAGAAACTTAAAGCCTGTATCAAAAAAGTTAAATCGAAGTAGAAAAATATGACCCTGCCGGATAAAAAAAAGAGTGAGATAACAGAAAAGCAGAATAATTTTCTGGATGCATTGTTTGATAATGGTGGTGATATCAACGAAGCTATGCTTACCTCAGATTATCAGCAAGGCTCCAAAGGCTGGCTTGTTCGTAGCTTGAGAGGCGAAATCATTGAACGGGCTAAATATGAGTTAGCCGGTTCTGCTGTAAAGTCTGTAAAGCGTATTTCTGAAACTCTTGATGCTGATGGCACAATTCCTAATAGCCATATGGAGCTACGAATGAAAGCAGCGACTGATATTCTGGATAGGGTAGGTATTAGTAAGCGTCAAGAAGTGGATATTAAAGCTGAACTTATCCACGGTGTTGTACTTCTTCCTGCAAAGACGGGAGAAAAGGCGATAACAATAAATGTCTGAAGAAGAACCTAAACCAAAGCGTACATACAACTTAAGCTCTAAACAAAAAGCTGCTAAGAAGATACGAAGGCAGATCAAAGATCATCAAAAGTTTATTGATAAATTAGAAAAACAGGATCAAGGCCTATCCCGTCGTTCTAAGGGAGTAGTAGAAAAGAAGCAAAATGCCACAAGAGCTTCGGACATTATTTTTCAGCCTAATAAAGGACCACAATTTTCTTTTCTAGCTTCTCCTGAAAAGGAAGTGTTATATGGTGGTGCAGCAGGTGGCGGCAAATCTTTTGCAATGCTCATGGACTTATTGAGATATGCTAGCAATACCAATCATCGTGCTTTGCTACTTCGTAGAACTTTAGCTGAATTAACAGAACTTATAGATAAAAGCAAACAAGTTTACCCTCGTGCGTTTCCCGGTGCTAAGTTTAAAGAGTCTACAAAGACATGGATTTTTCCTTCTGGTGCTACAGCCTTATTTAGTTATGTAGATCAAGATGATGATGTGTACCGATATCAGGGTATGTCGTTTTCATGGATTGGTATAGATGAGTTAGGACATTATCCTTCGCCTTTTGTATGGAACTACCTCCGTTCTCGTCTACGTACTACGGATACCTCTATAGAAACCTATATGCGGGCTACAGCCAACCCCGGTGGCTCTGGAGGGTGGTGGATTAAAAAGATGTTTATAGACCCATCTCCACCAGATACCCCTTTCTTTGCTACGGATACCGATACGGGGAAGATGTTAACCTACCCTGCTATACATGAGAAGGCTGGAAAGCCTTTATTTAGACGTAAATTCATCCCTGCAAGATTAACAGACAATCCTTATCTGATGCAAGATGGTGAATATGAAACGATGCTAATGTCTCTACCGGAAGTTCAGCGTAAACGTTTGTTGGAAGGTGATTGGACAGTATCTGAAGGCGCTGCGTTTAGTGAGTTTAACCCCGCTATTCACGTTATCTCTCCGGAAGAACTACCTTACAACTGGACAAGAATACGTTCTTGTGATTATGGTTTTAGCGCCCCTTCCTGTGTATTATGGGGTGCGATTGATTGGGATGGATGTATCTGGATTTATCGTGAGCTATACCAGAACCGATTAACCGCCGAAGAGTTGGCAAAAATTATTCTGGAAATGGAAGCACTTGATCCAAATATTTACGCCTCTGTTTTAGATAAATCCTGTTGGAATAAAATGGGGCTGGGAAAAAGCATCGCCCAGACCATGATTGAGAAGGGACTGCGTTGGCTTCCCTCAAATTCTGACAGGATGCAAGGAAAGCAAGAAGTGCATCGTAGGCTTCTTGTAGATGATTTTGGTAATACACGAATAAAGATATTCAATACATG